TCAGGCGATCCTTTCAGCAAGGGCAAAGCGGGCCACGATGCGCCGTCGCCAGGGGGGGGTCAGGGCGCTTTCGACAACCCCGTGGCCGGAATAGGCGTGGATAAAGGTCGGGGCCGTACCGATACGGGCGGCAATGCCAAGGTGCTTGGCCACGGCACCGCTACGCATGCGGAACAGAAGCAGGTCGCCGGGCGCGTCGTCGCCCGGACCCTTTTGCCGCAGGTGGCGCAGGGCGGCGCGCCATAGCGCCTCGTCGCCCTGAGGCTCGGACCAGTCCTGAGTATAGGCGGGCGTGGCCTCAGGCTCGGCCCCGGCCAGCTCGCGCCAGACGCCCCGGATCAGACCCAGGCAGTCGCACCCGGCCCCCCGGCAAGAGGCCTGATGCAAATACGGCGTCCCGATCCAGCCCCTTGCGGTGGCAACGACATCGGCGGTCATCCCTGAAGGCTCCCCCCGTTGTCGGCCCCTTGGCCGCGCGGCACGCTGACCAGCCAGTCTTCACCGGGAACATGAGGAAAGCCCCGAAAATTTTTGAAGTTGTTGAACTTAAAGCGGCAGGTTTCGGCCCGCTTGTCGCAGCCGGGCTCAATCCGAAGCATGTCGCCGGGGGCCACTTTGGCGCCAAGGGCGTCCCACAGCACAAGCAGCCGCTGGCCACCTGCGCGGAACTGGTCATGCTTGATGACCCCCACAAGCCCCTCTGCCGCCCCAGTCAGCACGCGCAGACGGCCCCTTTCAAACCAGCGGGCCTCGACCTCGCCGAACCCCGCAAACCCAAAGGTCTGGTCCCGCTCAACCACCTCGGCCGCGCGGGTCTGGGCATAGCCGGCAGCCTCGACGTCGAACCGGCAGGACGCGTCCCCCAGAACTGCGCCGCACTGGCGCTGATAGACACGGCCCTGCGGCTGGTTCAGCGCCTCTGTCAGCCCGCGCAGGTCGGCCTGAAAGGCGCCCGCACCGCGCCGCACTTCTCCGATGGTGCCGCGAAACTGCTCCATCCGTTGCCCGGGATCGCGCCAGTTGACCAGCCAGGCCCGCACCTCTGCCCCGTCATAGCGACCCGCGGCAATATCGGCCTCGGTGATCGCCGCAGCGCTGAGGGCGCCCAGCGCCTCGGTATTGTCCACCGCAAGGCCGGTTCCCTGCACCAGGGCGCTGGCGGTCATCCCAGCGTTGGCCTGAAAGGTGATACCGTCGAAGACCAGCCCAAGGTCATGATCGGTAAAGCCAAGCACCCGGCCATCGCGCCGCAGGATTGCCCAGCAGCGGCAGACGGAGGTGAGCCCCGTGGCCAGATGGTCAAGGAGCGCGGTCATATCCGCACCTCGACAATCGGGACAGCCGGCACGTCGCCCGCCCGGAACGAGGCGACAGAGGTCTGGATGCGGTCGATGTCAAAGCGGACCGGCACATCGAATTCATAGCCTGCCCGGATTTCCGCCCCCAGATCGGGGGCGGCGGCAAAAGTGACGACCCCGGTCGTGGTATCGACCGTGTAGTCGATCCCGTCCTGCAGGCTGTCGCCCCCCACGGCCACCCGGACGGTGCCTGCCACCGGCTTGGTGATTGGCCGAGTATAGCTCTGATCGCCCGAGGCATAGCTGCGCGTCAGGGGAAAGGCGGTCGTGACCTCGTCCCCCTGCCCGATCAGCTGATCCAGCGGTGTGATTTCGCGCGACGGGCGGGCGGATTTGAAATCCGCCCAGTCCTTCCAGCGAAAGGCAAAGAGCTGGCCTTGCCGGGCCTCAAAAAACGCGATCAACGTCTCGACATCATCCAGACTGCGCAGACCAAGGCCCGCGTCATAGCGACGGCGCGAGTTGGCCCAGGGGGTGTTGCGCTCTTCAAAGCCATTGGCGAGCGTTACGATCTCGGTCCGGCGCTCTGGCCCGCCGATGGACCCAAAGCTGAGGCTGGCGGGAAAACGGATTTCGTGAAAGCTCATGTGCCTCTCCTAGCGATTGCGCTGGCCGCGCCCGATCAGGCGCGACATCTGCGCCGCGATCTGGCCCTGGCTGCGCTGGAACCCCGCCACATCGGGCGAGGTGACATGCATGGTGACATGGACCGACCCGCCGCCCTGAGCACGCACCCCCAGACGCCCGTCGGCCCCCCGGGTCAGCGGCATGATCGCCTCTGGCCCCGCCTCGCCCATCAGACCGGTGCCGCCCCGCATGGGAAAGGCCATCGGGCCGGACAGGACACCCCCCTTGGCAAAGGGCATCACCCGGCCCTGGGCAAAGGGGGCGCCTTTGGCAAAGGGGGTCATGGCCGTCACCGCATTGGCAAAACCGTCGGACAAAAGGCCGCCAAGATGGTCCGTGACCGGCCGCAGGGCGGCGGCATAGGCAGTGTCGATCATCGACCGGGCCACCATGCCCAGTGCATCGGACAAGGACTTGCCATCGAGGATCACCCCGTCAAAGGCCCGGCGCAGGCCAGTTGAAAACCCCCGCTCAAGATTGGCCATTTCGCGGTTCGTCTCGCCCATGGCCGCGCGGGTGCTGGCCAGGGTGGCGGAAAAGGCGGCTGTCATGCCGGTCACATCCGACAGGCTTTGTTCCAGCCCGGTCATGTCCTCGGCAAAGCGGTCCAGCCCGTCGAAATCGGTCATGGGGTCTCTCCTGTCTGGCTGTCTTGGCGGGGCGGCGCGGCGGTATCGGGAAAGCGGCGCGCCAGTTCCTCAAGGCGGGTGCGGGCCATCGGAGCGGGACCGCCGTCAAGGCCCAGCATCAGCATCAGCTCAACCGGGCAGAGCGCCCAGAACTCGGCCGGGCGCAGGCGCAGATCGCGCAGGCCCACCCGCAGCATCGCGGACCAGTCCAGCCTCACGCTCATGGCGCCACCGCAAAGGCGCGGGCCAGCATTTCGGCGGCGGCCCGTGCCGCCCCGACCGGCCCGCCCGCGATCTCGGCCGACACGAGGTCGGCGGCGGTCCCCTGCCAGCCACCGCCCCGCAGCCCCGCCACGATCAGGGCCATGACATCGCGGGACGAAAAGGCCCCCCCTTCGAACCGGGCAACCAGATCGACAAGGCTGTCTTCGCCCAGCGCGGCCTCAAGCTCGGCCAGCGCCCCCAGCGTCAGCTTGCAGGGATGGATGCGGCCATCGATGACAAGGGCCACTTCGCCCGCCCAGGGGTTCACCATCAGATCAGCGCCGAAAAGGTCAGCGCCCCGGCAGAGGACAGGGCCAGCTCATAGGTCGCCTCACCGTTGTAAGAGCCGGCGTATTCGATCGAGGTGATCTGGAACGGACCTTCGACCGTGCCAAAGCCGGGGATGATGACCTGAAAGTCCGGCGTTTCACCGTCAAAGAAGATCTGCCGGGCGCGTTCGTCCGTGGCTGCATCCTTGAACACGCCAGAGCCTGAGATGGCGGCGGATTTCACGCCCGCCCCGGACAAAAGCTCGCGCCAGCCGCCCTGGCTTTCGAGGCTCGTCACATCGACGCTTTCGGCGTTAAAGCTGATGCGGGTGGCGCGCAGCCCTGCAGCGGTCTCGAAAGAGCCGCCTCCCGTCATGTCGATCTTGACCAATAGGTCCTTGCCGTTCTGGGCCACCATGGCGATCCCTCCGTTAATCGTTGCAATTGTTGTGCCGCCGGGCGCGGCCTAGCTGTCCTCGACCCTTGCGCGAAAGGTCAGGGTGATCTGGCGCTGCTCACCCGTGCCGCGCCGCGCAGCGGTCGCCTTAACAAAGCGCAGGCCGACAAGCCTGCCCCGGCTCAGGCCAAGCTCGGCATCGCTCAGCGCGTCAGAGACCGCCCCCGCCGCCGCCTTGGCGGTGGCAAAGCCCGCCCCGTCAGTGACGATCGAAACGGTAAAGTCGTGATCCGCCCCACGCCCCGTCATGTCGGACCGGTCCCGGACCGTTTCGGGGCCGATCAGGGCGTAGATCGACGGCAGGACACCGGGAGGAAGGGCATCATAGATGTCCGTTCCAAGGATCGACGTCAGGCCGGGATCTGCCACAAGCTCGGCATAAACCGCCGATTGCAGCGCCTGAGACAGGGCATAGGTCATACGGCGGTCTCCTCGCGGGCCTGACAGACCAGGTAGCGGCCATCCTTGTCGCGTTCGGTCACGGACAGGATCGTGTAGACCCGCCCCCCGTCGACAAAGCGTTGGTCCGCAGCCGGGCGCATCGGCGTTCCGGCAGGGCTGGCCCGCAGGACGATCCTGACAGGGACGCGGCTGACTGCCCCACCCGGTGCGCCCGCCTCGCGGCCGGTGCCCGGGGTCACTTCGGCCCAATGAGTGCCAAGCAACTGCCATGAGACGGTGAAGCCCCCGGACCCGTCCACCACCCGTTCGGGCGCTTCCAGGGCCAGCGGCCGGTTCAGGCGCGGCGGCTTCATGCCTGCCCCCCAAGCGTCAGGCGCACCTGCCGATACCGCTCGATCAGGGCGGTGACGCCAAAGGGCATGCAGCCCGCCCCAAGGGCGGTATCGCTGCGATATTCGTAGTAATGCGCCGCCAGCATCAGCATGGCCTGCGCCAGATCCGCCGGGACATCGGCCCAAGTCGGGCCATAGCCCGCCACAAGGGCAATGCGGGCATGGCCGTTGGCAGGGATGACGGGCAAAGCGCCCGCCTTGGCCACCACGGTCCCGTTCTGGCCGCCTGGGGCCAATCGCCACAAGGCGGGATCAACCGACACGGCGACACCAGCCCCGTCGACAATCTCAAAGGCGGTCACAGCGCTGACCGGGGCCACCGGCAGGGTCACGCGATCCGGCTGACGCCAGCTTTCGGTCTGCCAAACCAGGCCCCGCTCCAGCAGCAGCCTGCCTGTTCGCCCTTCGATTGCGGCCATCGCGGCCCGCAGAAAGCCGACAAGGACCGCGTCCTGCAAACTGTCTTCGGCAAACCCGCTTCCCAACCGCAAATGGGCCTTGAACCCGGCGACGGGAAGCACAGCTTCCGGTACTATCGTTTCTTCTACCATCGTCACGGTATTCCTCCGCCTCTCGCTCATGCACGGTATGGGCCGGGTGCGCCGGCCTCCGATCGGACGGAGGCCGGGCGTTCTTTGCGGCTCCGCCCTAGAAGGCGGCGATCTGCATCAGCTTGATCGCTGCAAAGTCGCTGACCGCCCCGCCAACACGCTTGGTGGCGTAGAACAGGACATGCGGCTTGGCCGAGAAGGGATCGCGCAGCACCCGCAGGTCGGGCCGCTCGGCGATGGTGTAGCCGGCAGCAAAGTTGCCAAAGGCAATGGGAAAGGCCCCTGCCGCGATGTCGGGCATGTCTTCGGCCACCAGCACCGGATAGCCCATGAGGCGGGCCGGTTCGCCTGCCGCAAGCCCGTCCGACCACAGGTAGCGGCCGTCGGCGTCCTTCAGCTTACGCACAACCCCGGTGGTCTTGGAGTTCATCACAAAGGTCGCGCCAGCCCGGTATTCGGCCCCCAGCGCATAGACCAGATCGACGATGGCATCGCCGTTCAGCAGAGCCGTGGCGGCCCCGGACGGAACCCAGCCCAGGCCACCCCAGCTCCAGCTCATGTTGTCCATATTGGTGTAGGTCAAAAAGCCCCGGGGCTTGTCCGCCCCATCACCGTTGACAAAGGCCGCCGCCTCGGAACGGGCGAACTTGTCGGCAATACGGCCCGCCAGCCAGCCTTCGATGTCAAAGGCGCTGTCGTCAAGCAGGCGCTGCGAGGTCTTAGGCAGGGCCGACAGCTCGTGCAGCGGGATGCTGATCCGCTCGATCACCGGGGTGGCGGTTTCGGTCATCGCGGCTGTCTCGCTGGCCCAGCCTGCACCAATGTCGGCCCGGTCGATCAGCACGTCATAAGAGGTGGCATCGACGTTGACGACATTGGCGATGGCCCGGATCGAGGCTGCGGACATCAGCACGTTTTGCACGGTGGCGGCGGTCTGGGGGGCGACAAGGTAGCCCCCGTCGGCGGCAACGGCGGTGCTCATCGCCTTGCCCTCGATCTCAAGGCCGCGCAGGCCGTCGTCATCGCCCGACCGCAGATAGGCGCCAAAGGCCTTCTGGTGCGGGGCTTCGATATCGGTCGCCTGGGCAAGCGCGGGGCGCTTGGCGGCGAACATCGTCTTGCGGTCCAGTTTGGTCATGCGGTCATCCTGCTCTTGGAGTTTTGACTTGATCTCGGTCATGAAGCCCGCGATCGCGCGCTTCAGGTCATCCGCCGGAGTCAGATCTTCCCCGGCCCGGGCCTTGGCCTCGGCTGTGCTCATCCAGCTATCCTCTCGATGATGGTAAAGACGCGGCCTTACGGTCGGGTCAGTTCGGCGCGGGCCTCGGCAAAGAGGGCCGCCAGTTCGCGCAGGGCCCGGTCGTCGGGGTCATCCCCCTTGGCCGAAACCCGCGCCTCGGGAAGCATGGGAAAGGTGACAAGGGACACCTCCCACAATTCCAGCTCAGACAGGTGCCGCAGGCCCTTGTCATCCTTCTGGGCCTTCAGGGTGCGGTAGCCGATGGACAGGCCATCAATGGCCCCTGCCCCGATCAGCGCCACCGCCTCGCGGCCCCGGGCCACATCGGTCAGGATGCGTCCCTTAACGTAAAGGCCCTTGGCATCCTCGCGGACCTCGTCCCAGACGCCGATGGGCTGGGTCGGATCATGCTGCCACAGCATCTTGACCCGGCCGCCCGCCCCCTTCAGCCGGGCGAGCGAGGCGGCATAGGCACCGGGGTCCACCACGTCACGCCCCTGATCGACCGCGCCAAAGACAGAGGCATAGCCTTCGATCACCGTGCCTGCGCCTTCAACCTCGGTCACCGTGACCGGCCCGCCAAGACGGGCGAATTTATGTTCCAGCTCCATCGCTTTCTCCTTCATTGCGCCGCCGTCAGGACGGATTGAAACGCTTGGGCCAGGATCACGGCCACCACCCCGTAGACCGCCAGCCACAAGCGGCGTTCCAGCCGCTCGATCATGTCCTCGATCTTGGCCATCTGCTGGGACAGCTGGGCGAACTGAAGGGCCGACATCCTCTCATGCGCCTCGATCTTGAGGCCGGGGGCGCAGGCAAAGGCTTCGGACCGGCGATAGTGGTCATCCGGCATCGCCGACCTCCAGACTGGGCAGGCCCAACAGGGCCCGCTTTTCGGCATCGGTCAGAAAACCCGCCTCGCCAATCCGGCGCCACTGCACCTCGCGCTCGGCGGCAAGGGCGGGGATCTGGTCCAGATCGGGGCGCAGGTCCAGCCGCTCACCGCTGAAATCGCCCAGCCAGTCTGCGATGGCGCTGGTCACACGGGTCGCCATCGGCAGGACCGTCAGGCGGTAGAAGGCACGGTTGGCCTCCTGGTAGTTGGCGTAGGTAGCGTCACCGGGGATGCCAAGGATCATCGGGGGCACCCCGAAGGCCACGGCAATCTCGCGGGCGGCTGCCTCCTTGGTCTTTTGGAATTCCATGTCCGAGGGGGAGAAGCCCATCGGCTTCCAGTCCAGCCCCCCTTCCAGCAACATCGGGCGGCCCGCGTTGCGGGCACCCTGATGCTGGCTTTCCATTTCGCCCAAAAGTCGGTCGTACTGGTCCTGGCTCAGCGCCGCCTGCCCGTCCGCGCCGCGATAGACGATCGCGCCAGAGGGACGGGCGGCATTGTCCAGCAGCGCCTTGGACCAACGGGCGGCGGCATTGTGCACATCCACCGACGTGGCCGCGGCCTGCAACGGGGAAAAGCCGTAGTGATCGTCCTGGGGGTGAAAGCTTTTGATATGGCAAACAGAGCTTGGCCCCTCATCAAGGGCAAACCGATGCTTGCGACCGCCCACGGTATAGTCATAGGCGACCGGCCAGCCATCTGCCCCGGGGATCAGTGACATCCGGTCAGAGCGCAGGACATGCAGCTCTTGCGGAATGTCCCGGGCCTCATCGAGGTGAACACCCTCAAGATAGCCATTGCCGGTCAGCAGGATCTGGCCAAAAAGCGCCTCAAGGAGTTCCGCCCGCCCCTGCGCCCCGTTGGGCCGGCCGATCAGGTCAAGGACCGGGTGGCGGTCATAGCGGCGGGCATGGTCCTGCAGGATCAGTGGAAGGGCGGCCGCAGCCTCGGCGATCAGCTTGACCGCCCGAAAGCCGACCGGATTGCCAAGAAACCCGGTTTTGGTCAGGGACACCGTGTCGCGCGCGCTCCAGGCAACGCGGCCGACTCCACCCCAGGCGATGACTCCGCCCGCGGCCGAGGCCTTGACCTCGGGCGCGCGGCCATCGGCATGCGCCCCGACCGGTGCCTGAGCCCCGACCTGAAGCGTTGTCTGCGTCGGCTCTGACCGCTTGCGAAATCCGAACATTCACGTCTCCTCATCGGCGAAGGTGGCTGGTGTCGATGAAGGCACTTTGCCACCAAGGTCCTAAACTGCGCTGACAGCACCGGACGGTGCCCCTAGCACTAGGCAACACCCCCGGCTAAAGCAGACGCAGACGGGGCTTTTGCCAGGTCTTGGCCGGTTCGATGATCAGCTCGTGAATCGCCCAGACAAGGGCATCCACCCGATCGGGCGAGCCTGACCCGTCAAAACCGCGGGTCGTCATCTGGGACATCTGCTCTTCCAACTGGCCCAGGCCCCGGACGTGATGCACCCGGCCCTGTTCGTAGATCGCAGCGACAGGTTCGGCGCGAACCACCTTGCCCCGGCTGGCATGCAGGGCGCGGAACGGCACCGTGGGGGCGACCTGGCGCAGGACCGTCTGCACAAGATCACCGCCCTGATTGACCTCGGCCACCAGCCGGTCGGCATTATGACGCTCCATCGCGGCGACAGCGGCCTTGGCCCATTGGACGGGGGAGGCTGACGTGACCGTGGCATCCTCCAGCACCCAGGCCCGCCAGTTCTCCGGCGGGCCCTGGGTTACGGCGCCCGCAACGATAATACCGCATTCGTCTGATCCCTTGCCCGCACTGACCGAAGGGTCGACCGCCACAACGATCCGGTCGAACTGCGGCAGGTCGTCGGTCTGGCAGGCCGCAATGAGATGGCCGGGCCATAGCGTCCCGTCAGCATCGGACAGAAGCATTCCATCCAGCTCCTGCGCGCCCTGACGGGTGCCCGCATAGCGGCGGCGCACCTCATCCAGAAAGGCGTCGGGAAGATTGGCACGGTTAGCATAGGTCGGGGCGTGGGTGCGGGCCGTCGTCGGCTGGTCCAGCAGATCGGTCAGGGACCGGGCATTGCGCGGGGTTGTCGTCACGCAAGCGCGGGGGTCATCGCCCAGACGTAGACAGAACTGGATCATGTCCCATGCCTCGGCCCCGCGTTTCCATTTCGCCAGCTCGTCCGCCCAGACCAGATCGAATTGCGGCCCGCGCAGGGTCTCGGGCTCGTGGGCGGAAAAAACCTGCGCCACCGCGCCATTGGGCCAGACCAGCATCTTGCGGCCGGCGATCCAGTCCGGGCGGCGATCAGGGGGCGAACAGGCCAGAATGCCGCTTTCGCCAAACACCATCACCTCGCGGGCCTGGTCGATGGTCTCACCCACCAGAGCAACGCGTTTGGACCGGCCCGGGTCGCGGGGGCGGTCGCCCTCGACCATCGACCGGACCCATTCCGCCCCGGCCCGGGTCTTGCCCGCCCCCCGTCCCCCCATCAGCACCCACGTGCGCCAGTCGCCCTCGGGGGGGAGCTGGTGCGGCAAGGCCCAGAAGTCGAATAGATAGGGCAGCGCCAGAATCTCGGCCTCTGTCAGGCCTTCAAGAAACTCAGCCTGGATCGCAGCAGGCGCGGAGGCGAGCCAAGCGGCACCCGATCTCGTTCCGGGCGGTTGCGAAATCGACCTCGCCGGGGACCACTCCACCTGTTCGTCTTGCATTCCAGTCAT